CCCGGGCATAGGCTGAAGCGTCTACGCGGTTGTTCTCAAAATCAACTAATATAGCTGTTGCTTTAACGTACACTCGATCCCCAATAGCTTCCATGCTATCACTGAAAAAGAAAACCAGCTTATGTTCTTGGAGGAACGGCTTTAGAGCGTTTTCTATATCTTCGACATTTCTATAGTTAAATCCACCGAAACTATTTTCTCGCATTTTTGGCACACTAAGTCTTTGCTGTATATCTATAAGCTTTTCGTGTAAAGTCATACGACCTCCTCATGTGTTAAGCCTTCAATGATTCCACATTCATCACAATAATCCCAATAGTCTGGTGGTATGCGACGGGCCTCCTCACCGCAACGATCGCATATTAGTATTGTGTCAGAATCCATTGTCAATTACCGCCCAATCACTTTCTGCTTGTTTCTCGCGCCACCTCTTAACCCAAATTGGTGTAGTATCTTTGCGTTTTTCTACGAGACTCCAGGTTTCAATATCTATATCCATATCGAATAACATAGCTTGAATTTTGAGATCATCATATTTGGCTACTGCTCTAGCCCCTTCTTCTCTTGTAATACCGTGTTCTTTAAAGAGAGCAATCATTTTACGCTCACAAAAATTTGGTAAGTATCATAGAGCTGGATAATAGGTACCCGCTTACCATGCGTACCCATTTGCAATAGTTCTGTCTGCATCCGGTTCATCCAACGCTCCCAGGCTTCTAGTTCTGTCCGAGATTCTGTTTTAACAATATCTTGCGTTCTCATTCTTCAGTCTCCAATTCTGCCAAATCCTTAATACTTTCTAAAAGTTCAAACTCATGATTACTATCGCTTTGATCGCTCATAGCTGAACCCTATAGCCTTGTTGTATTAATTCACTTAATAATGATTCTTTCATGGTGTTTCCTTATTTAACCCTCTCATATTACCAAGCTTAAACTAGTATGTCAAGCATGATTTACAAATAGTTATCCACATGCTATACTAGTTATACGACCTCGGAGGTTCATTCTTATGTTTTCATGAGGTGTTTCCACCCTCCGGGGTTCTAAGGCTTCCGGCATCATGATTACTAGGTCATCCAGCGGGAAGCCTTTTAAAGATTATGGCCGAACATATTAAACACACTCGTCGTAAGAAATGCGTTATAAAAGATTGTCAAGTTATATGGGAATTTGATTGGTACGAAGATGAATCATTCCTAGAGTTTATAACGTGTCCCTTGCATCGTGTGATAAAATGATCTGGTTATGCTTATTACCCTCCAAGCATGATAAAGGCCCTGTAAGAGCCGACAGAATCTTATGCACCTTTTTCACAACACACAAATTTGCTAAAACCGCACCTGAGATAGCCCATCTATCAATAACAGGTGCGGTTTCTATTGACTTACATGTTTTAAAGACTATAATCATGCTTAAGTTAGAGGTCGTCTACCGATGATTCTCTGACTAACAAGCTTGTTCAATACTAATTTAAAAGCCCCCGGATGGGGGCCTTTGAGATCGTCTACCTAAAAGTATTCTATCAAAGGCTGAGAGGCTTGTCAACACCATGGACCACATATCTAGCGTGTCATATAATCAAAAAGACACAACTGTTCAACTGAAAGAAGCTAAAAAAACAACTGAACAACTGTCAACTGTAGAGATAGATCGTTTATTCTCAGACTTAGGGAACTTAGTAAACCAGCAATTTAAACCGTGGTATTGCAGAGTATTTTATAGGATTGGTCGCAGTAAAGCATTAGAACTTGCGGCTGTTGCTAAATCCGATGGGTTCAACCCACCTCGGCTCTTTAGTAAATTGTTAAAAGAAGCAAATAATGATTGATGCATACAACGATCCTTATGCACAACGCATGTATGCACATATAAAACGGAGTGAATTTGAAAAGTTCAAACGGACTAATGAATTTAAGTCATGGAAAAATATACAAACAAGAGCACAGAAACACAGGTGTGCTTATTGTAAAGTCAAGTTTAATAATGGAAGTATCATCATCCATACAGACCACGTAACACCATTATTCCATGAGGGCAAGAATAATATTGAAAATCTTGTATTGGCCTGTAAAAAATGCAACTTACGCAAATACACGGCTAATCACTATGTCTATCCTGCCTGGATAATCGAAAATAAAAGATTGTATAGACTCAAAAGAATTAGAACTGAACAAAAAAAGCAAATGAAAGCCTTAGTAACCAAAGAGTTTGATGAACAGCTCCTTGCTACAGAGTTGTCATGGCTTTTGCTAAAATAAAGGAGATACATGAAACAACCTGTATGTACCATCTGTAACCGTATAGGCCACACTCAAACCTTCTGCTTCAACAAGAAGAACAAAGCCATAACAAAGTTCGGTAAAGAAGCTAAGAAGGACATGGAAAGCCGGAACGCATGGCTACAGTCAATTGCTAATAAAGACGGAGAATGGCCCTGCTACCTCCAAATAAGCCCCCTCTGCCCAAAAATATTAACAATAGAGACTATTACGAAAGAGCACATAAAACCCAAGGGAAGCCATCGTGAGCTTGCACATGAGATATCAAACTTCATGCCAGCTTGTATATTTTGCAATGGCCTCAAGGGAAGTCGTAGTTTAGAGCGTTTGGCCGAGGATTATCCACATTTAAAAAGTTTGCTTGACACCGACCATAAAAGCCTGGTAAACTGAGATAGTAAATAAGGAAACACACCATGCGAAATATATTAAACGTAACCCATAAACTATTCTGGATAGTCATCACGATCCTCGCCCTCATAGATATTTACATCATGAAGTATCACTTTAGTGATCTGGTATTGGGGAAAAGATGAACGTTGCATCACTAGAACTTTGCAAGGAGCTGTACGAGCTGAGTGGCTGGCAAGGCACGAATGTCAGTTGGTATGAGCAGAATGGCAAGTATCGGCTCAAGCAGTACAGCACCAAAACCTATGAGGGTGTTCCTGCCTACGACCTCAGCTATCTGCTACGCAAGCTGCCGAATACAGTGATGTTTGCAGATGACGAAGTGGATGGATGGCTAACTCTTTCAACAGCAGATAATCCTAAGTTTTGGGCAGCATTCTATCAGAATGTAGATGGAGAGGCACGCCAAGAGTTTATCGGCAACGGAGAAACCCCTGAAGATGCCACAGCTTCTCTTGCAATAGCCCTTTTCGAGTCTGGGGTACTCAAGAATGACTGATAACCAAGACTTAGACGAGATATTGAAACCATATAAAAAGCTACATTGTACTTGGTGTGGTAAAAGGTCATTCGATGTTCAATTCGATAAAGCAAAACTAGCTATCCAAGCTTACTGTGATCGTAAAACAAAAGAAGCCTTTAGGAACGGCCAACTGGACTGTCGAAAGGCTGGAGATCCATGTAATCATGTTCACTTTGAAGAAGCATGTGCCAGTAAATGCCAGGAAAGTCGAGTTGATGAGCTAGAAAAGCTTGAAGAACATTATGAGACAGAACATATCTTAAACTCTCAAGATACTAAACGCTATTTGGTGAGTCGTATCGCAGCAATTAAGAAGCAAGGAGAAGAGTGATGTTACATGAAAAACAATTAACAATCTTACGACACCTGAGTAGATTGTACGTGCTTAGTGGTGATCCACAAATTGAAGTGCGCCAAACCCTAAGACAGCTTGGGGATACCATACATGTTAAAAGCCCAGGCCAAATAGCTTTCCATGTTAGAGGCTTAGAAGCGTTAGGTTATATCAAGAGAGTTGCTAGGAGTAGCTATGTAGTCACTAAGACTGGCGGGAGACTTGCCTACGAATCGTCAGGAGGAGAGAATGAGTAAACTATTCGATCAATACTATCCCCTAAGAAGTTTGTGTCATCAGGCAAAACTTAAGAAACATAATGGTTGTTGGCACTGTAAGAAATGCGGTAATACTACTGAGGCATGGACAAATGGGGTTAAATCATGACCCCTACCCTAAAGCTACCCCAGAGTCAGGAGGGTTAGAATAATGCCGATGATATATAAATGTCTTATTTGCAAAGGCGAGTACCCAATCGCCCACGAAACTAATATTTGCCCAGGATGCAAGAAATGAACCATACCCTAAAGCAACAGGTTGATGAGATATTTGAAGCTCTGGACGATAATCTAGCTAATGCCCCTGGTCAGGCTACAGAAATTGGTTGGGAAGTTTGGGGTGAGGAAAAGCGAGAGTATTATGTTAAAACCATTCAAGCCCTCGCCACAGTTCTGTTACAACGATTGCCGAAAGAGATTGATAACCATAAATATTGTGACGCTACTAACCATCCTAACCCTAGTTGCACAAAAGAATTAGGAATAGAAATAGGACATAAGCGAGCCATTCAAGAAGTTAAACGGCTACTAAAGGAACTACTATGAGTAACGTATGGGGAGATCCTGCAACTCCTAAAAAACGAATTGTATTAATAATTGATAAGCGTTTACTTGGTATTCCTGTAGAAGAAGATGGAAAATATGAATGTAGAGTGCAGCTAAAGTTTTACCCAATGGCAGCTCCAGAAGATACGATAACACTTGAACGTTTTAACATGCGTCTAGAGCGTGAAGGCTACAGGTTAGCAGAAAAGATTGAACAAATTCTAAATTCCGCTGGTGCGGGCGCAGCATCCGCCCATAATAAGAAGACCCCATCACTAATTACCGAAAGGAAAGGAAAGTGAGCAGAATAATACGAAACTTTACTTTTAAGACCGATTTCTCTGGAAGGGGGTATGAGCATAACCTCTACGATGTTGACGTAGAAGATGTAGAACTTTTTCAGGCCAAACTAATGGGTAATAGTTACTGGGAACTAAAGGTGCGAGGTGAAGAGTACAATGTAGCCCCAGCCTCGGCAACACTGACCAACGAAACACAACTTAAAGTTCAAGCCATATTAGCAGGAATTAAGTCACAAATAGATTCCGCTGAGCAACCCACTACCAAGGTAACCGAAAGGAGCGAGAAGTGAGCGCATTTCAGAGACAAACTGAACGAATTACAAAACTACGCCAAGAACGTAGGGCAAAACTGTACGTAATAGATAAAGAAGTATTGTTCGGTATCTTTGAGTCGGGAATCGGTAACCCTGAGTTTACATACGGCGTTGATGGTGTACCCAAAGATTGTATTGTCGATAACGTAGGCTGGGATTTTAACTATAATGGCATTGTCTACAGAGTTTTGCATGAATCATTTGCTCCAGTACAAGAGGGAACAATCCCAATATATGAGAGTTTGAATGTAACCGTAAAAAAACTCACGCCCACAAAGGTCAAGCCATGAATAAAGACAAGTTACGAGAAAGGCTAAATAAATTAGCTAAATATTGGGCAGATTATCCAACTGAAGAGAGAAAGTTCAAACGTGAAATTAAATCCCTCATCGCCTCTCAGGTACAAGAAGCAACAAAAGTCATATATGACGTTAATAGACTAGGAACATATATATTTATCGGTGATGAGGAAAATATGAAAAATATGGATGATTTGTACTGGTCTTACGTGATTGAGTTCATGTCCGAGAACGACCCTTGGTCTGCAAGCCATGATAAGACATTTGTTGAGCGCCAGAAAAGAAACATGCAATATGCTAACTTTGGTGGTGTGGGCGAAACGAAAGCCCTTGCTAGAGCTGACCAAAGAGCTAAAGAACGCCTATCTCAGCTAAAGGAGAAGAAATGATACACTTTCTACATAAATGGAATAAAGATCTACTTAATTCTAATATAAGCCTTGATTTTAGAAATAAGGACAATAATGCTAGATGACACTAAAGAAATGAATGTTTGTTTCACTTGTGGTAACTGGACCGGGATAAAAGGACCACGGTCGCATTTTCACCCCACTAAACCGATCTGTTTTAAATGTTTGGCTAATCTAAAGAAATGACCCACATCTACACCTCAGTTAGTTTTGATGGAGAAAAGTACCACTACACCTGTGAGTGCGGTCATATCGTAGACACCACAGATGGTAAAATACCAGTAATGATTATAGTAAAGGAGAAATAATGGAAACTGATCAACCACCAACAGCTGAAGAATGGCGAGCTGAAGCAGAAAGATATGCCTTAGAAGCTAGCACCACTACTGATGCTTTAGCTATTCACGGCCTCTGCTTAAGCGCTAGACACGCGAAAACGATGGCAGCCAATATGGAGCGCGAATCACGAGGATTACCACCGTTGGAAACATAATAATAATTATGTTATATTGTGCATATGATAGAACAGCGTAAACCGCTTAAAACTCCTACACCTCGACAAAGCAAAGCAGCTATATTGTTATCAGAAAACATCAATGCAGAAAAGCCAAGGTCTACTGGGGAGATACTTAAGGAAGCAGGCTATTCAGATTCTACTGCTCAACGATCAACTCAAGTTATACAAAGTGAAGGTTTCCAAGCAGTTTTAGAAATGGCCGGCATCAGTGATAAAAGATTAGCAGCAACTATCAATGACGGATTGGACGCGCAGAATTATCTTAAAACGGAGCGAGTAGAAGGAATAGGCAAGAATAGACTCAAAACAGAAGAAATTATTACGATTCCTGATCTTAATACACGGCATAAATATCTTGAAACTAGTTTGCGACTAAAAGGATATGGGAAAATCGACAATACTTTTAATTTTAATTTTGTAAATAACGCACGTATTAATTATCAATGAAAATTCGTCGTATTATTGAGGAGAACTTTTTAGTTGACGATGCGGTAACAGGAGCATTGGTCCCGTTTAAATTCAGAGAAGTACAAAATAAATATTATAATATACTTGAGAATGATTACGAAGAAGCTAACAACTTTAGTGGTGCGCGAGAGATTATCCTTAAAGCACGTAAAGAGGGGTTTACAAGTTTAATCTTAGGCATCTTTGCAGCAGTTTGCGTCATTAGTAAAGATCCAATTCGTTATCTGGAAATCAGTTATAAAGATGATGCCACGTTGCAACACTTTCGACGCTTCAGAACGTATGTTTTAAGTTTCTATGCAAAGCAAGCTGGACTTCCCCAGGAAGTAGTAACCGACGATAAGTTTATGCGGACTATTTTCAGTTCTTACCGCGAAGGTACAGAAATGGTACTACGAGATAATGGTGCATCATTTTACGTCGGTACAGCGAATGCCAAGACCGGGGAACGTGGTGGCACTGTACAAGGTATTCTATTTACGGAGGATGCTCACTTTCCTGATACAGATATTATTACTGCTGATGAGATCGTGGAAGGTACACAAAGTATGGTGGCAGTTGGTACTGGTATGATATTCCGTGAAAGTACAGCAAATAGTTTTAATCACTTCTATAAAGCATGGGATCAGGCTATTCGCAAGGAAATCATACATAGACCACGATTCTTTAGTTGGCGAGATTTTTATACTCCTGAACAGTTCGAGATAATTAAAGCTGGGTTCAGTGATAAACGAAAGATTATGCAAGAATTTCCAGACAATCCCGAAGAGGCGTTTATTGCCTCTGGAGCTACATATATTGAGAATATAGATCTTCATTATTATCTGGAACAGATAAAGTTATGGGAGGCGAATCATGGCCTGGTATCAGTTTAGAGATATTCAACAGGGAGAGTTTTTTATAGTATTTGGAGATACAAGCGAAGGAGCATCTGATTATTGTGCTGTTCAATTCTTGAGTGCTAAATGGCTAGATATACCGATTGTCTACCATGCTAAAGTGCCAGCTAGTTATATGACTCCGTTAATTCACGATAAATTAAACAGTGTTTCTCTTGCAACAGGGATACAACCCATAGTCGCTTTTGAACGAAATAACGGGGGTGGTTACGAAATGGATAGATTAGAACGGCTAAATCGTGAGCAACTTTATCGGATATATACTATGAAAGATATAGATCCGACGGGGAAACTTGTTGATACCGGTAAATTAGGTTGGAATACAAATGCTGCTACCCGACCTAGAATGTTGAATGGCTTGAAGGATGCGCTTGAAGGTAGATTAATCCATCTCTATCACCGACAGACTGTTAATGAACTATTTAGTTTTATCGTGAAATCTAGTGGTAGGGCTGAGGCAGAAAAGAATGCTCATGATGATCTGGTGATGTCTTTAGCTGGTGCCTGGCAACTCTATCAAACAGAAAAAGCACAATCTGAGCGCGGTGGTGGTGTGGTTGAAACTATCCACCAAGGTAGTATGTACAAAGAAGCAGGGATCCTATACGCTGGTGAAGAATATGCTTGAAGTTAAAGTAACTATCCGCACTCCTTATAACCAGATGCCGATTGCATTGACTTATAAATCTATAGATCGAAAACTTTATCGCGATCAATATTGTATAGAATGTGGCCATCCATTTATGGCGATCAGTGACAAATATGTGGCGATTCAAGATGGCGGCATACCTATAGATATGCTACGCGGATCTGAACGTGTACTAGAAGCACGCTGTTCGCATCATTATTGTAAGCAATATTATCGGGTTGAGGTTTGACAGCTACAACAGAGGTAGATAAGGGTGAGAATATTATGTTTAGCGGCGAGGAATCTGAGGCTATTGAGGAGATTATAGAAAAGGCTTGACTTCTATACATATATGCATATACTTATAAGTATGCCAAATAGAACCGTATACATAAAGCAATTAGATCTAGATAAATGGGAGGCTTTGGATAATAAATCTGCTTGGTTACATGAGCATTTGACTATGCCTAAATTTTCTAAGATGCAACTATCTTCTAATAATACCCCAGGGGTATTAACTGAAGCCTATCTTGAAGAACAGTTTAATAATGCAGAAGGTCCTAGAGCTACGCCTCTTATGTCTCCTAAACAATTCAAGAAATATCAGAAGGAAGTTAAAGATAAACTATGTGAACACTTCCAACCCAAAGGTAGATGTCTTGTGAAAGGCTGTAACAAATGATAGCCCTTACAATCATTGTTATGATTCTTCTAATTCTCGTTGCTCATGGTCTAGGCTGGCTCGCCATAATCTTTAGCCTATTATTTGTTGCTAGCATCTTCGGGTAATATGGTACAATTAGCATAACTAACTAGGAGACACAGCTTGCCAGCTAAAACTACTAAGACGCTTCCATTGAATAATAATGTGTTAATAGAAGTGCAACGTGACTACGATGGTGTGTCACGAACTGATGAAACGGAAACTATGAAGTATGGCAGACTTCTTGCTTATCATATTGAGCCATATCATCTTACTGCCTCAGCAGCAATCATGTTCGATCAAGCCTATCTCGCAGCCAAACAGAATGAATTTCGGGATGCCATTGGTAAAATTGTGCGTTGGGAAGAATATGCTGAAGGTGGTCAAACATTTGTTGAAGATGGCAAAACATATGCCTTAATTCCGTGGTGGAGATTAATTGGTTATGAAGAATAAAGTAGGAAGTGTTCTTATGGGACCGGATAGATTCGGCTATCTATTGCTCATGTACAGCTATGAAGAAGATAAATTGCGTACTTGGTCAGCAAGATTTCAGGAAAGTGATTTAAAAAATTTAGCTAATAATGTATTAAAAGAATTAAGGAGTCAGACCAATAATGTCTAAAACTAAAGCAGAACAACCAGCCGAGAAACAATTTAGTCTTAAACCTATCGAGATTCAAATGATCCAGAATATGCATGATCGAGCTAATTCAGCCATGTTTGACTATTTCAGCTTCATTGCAATTGAGAGATTAGCCTATACACCAACAAAGGATACACGATTCCGCGTGGAACAAGGCAAATTATTCATTAGCGAGGTTCCTATTCCTGAACAACCAAAAGAGGAGGTTAGTGTAGGATGATCTTACCCAAAAGAGAGATTAAGAAGATTTGGCTAGGCGATGACGCAACCAGTAAAGCTATTGAAGGATCACATAAAATGGCTGAAGTCGTTGGTTCAACATATGGCCCATCTGGTCGTAATGTAATACTTGGTATGCCATTCGGGGATGCTACCCTTACGCGTGATGGTGTTACTGTGGCAAAACGGACAATATTAGAAGATAAGGCGGAGGATGATGCCGCCCAGATATTACGTCAGGCGAGCGAGAAGACCAATAAGACTGCTGGTGATGGTACTACTGCTACTATTGTGCTAGCTAACAGCCTTTTTAGTCGAGGCAATCGCCTTGTCGCTGCCGGAGAGAACGGGATGTTACTTAAGAAACAGATTTCTGAAGATAGTAGGAAAATTATCGACTTTCTTAACGAAAAATCCCAGGATGCCAAAGGACATTTATTAGATGTTGCAACTGTCTCAGCTGGAGATCCAGCAATTGGTCAACTCGTCAGTGAGACTTTATTAGATATTGGTAACGAAGGTGGCATATCCATTCGTGAGCAGAACTACCCAACCATTGATGTTGAAAAGGTAGGGGGTTATTACTTTGACCGAGGTTTTTTTGCGCTTAATCAGCAAGTCGAGTATGCCAATCCTGTTATATTTGTGACAAATAAGCAACTAGCTGCTAATGCTGATATTATTCCATTACTTAGTCAGATTATTAATGGTGATAATAAGAATCTGGTAATTATTGGAGAAGTTAGAACTAATAGTGAAGCACTCAATACACTCTTATTAAATGTTATCCAAGGTAAATTAAATGCTGTTGTTATCCCTCCTCCAGCTTATAACGATGATGGTTTATTATTTATGGAGGATATAGCACTCTATGTTGGATCCCGGTTATTTACCGTAGCTGATGATATTAAAACTGTTAAAGACAGCAATGAGTTCTTTGGTTCTGCTACCCGAGTGCAAATTAATCAAGATCGAGCAATAATTTTTGCTGGCTCAGGAAGTGGTGAAGACATAGAAGTACGCGTTAAACAACTTAAGGAAAATGTTGCCAAAGAAACTGATTCACACCGAAAAGATCAATTAGAACAACGACTGTCTAAATTAACAGGGAAGATCGCGATTGTAAATGTGGGTGGTTCAACTCAGACTGAAATGGAAGAATTACGCTATAGAGTAGAAGATGCCATCGAAGCTACCAAATCAGCTATGAGTGATGGGGTATTACCTGGTGGCGCGACTATGTTTGTGCAAGCTTGTGAGTTAGACATTTCTAAACTATTTAAAGACGCCCTCAAGGATACATTTAGCAAACTCATGGACAATGCTGCTGAATCCGCAGACTTCCGATTCTCCCAAGTACGAAAGGCTACGTTTGGCTATGGCTTTAATCTGCGTGAAATGACAGATGAGCCTGTTGATTTAACCAAAGCGGGCATTTGGGATGCTACACGGGCCATAGTTCAGACAGTTGAGAATGCTACCAGTGCGGCTGGATCACTACTTACTGTGGGTGCGATTTGCGACCCTATCGAACAGAAAGAAGAAGCCAATGATCAAAATAGCTAAGATAACTGCCGCAGTCATTGGCTTACTTATCATGTTAGCTCTTGCTACTTCTGATTTCTGGCGTCCTTGTTCAACCTATCGTTGGACAGGCTTTATGCATGTACCAGGTAGATGTATTGAGGGATTAAAGAAATGATTAAACGATGGTTACGCAATTGGCTTGGTATCGAGCAACTTGATCTATTTGTTAGTCTTATGCGAGAAGAACTTAACTTACCAGAAAGCATCGCAACTATAAAAGACGTAACAACTGGTGAACTTAAGCCAAACACAATCAGAAAAGGCTATGTCAAACATCAATAAGGAAATCCTCGATGAAGATCCAGACTCTCAAGCAGTAGAAGCTGATGAGAGTGTTCAATATGAGCCTAATTCAGATAGTTTAGTTGTAGCAGTCGAGCCTAAAATAATCACTTTGGGTAGAAAGAAGCGCCGTGACATATTGCACAATCTGCCTGACCAAACCAGCCACACTTAGCTCAGTTATTAATGGCAAATACTATGATGGACTGTGTAAAGATTGTAAGCACACACTTGTAAAAGGTCAGACAGTCAGTTCAGGCCATGCTCGATGGGCGCGTGGAGTTGATCTTGAAGATCATGAACACGAAATACAACAACCTTATAACTCTGATGGTACTATCAATGCGAAGTTTACAAAACTCTATCCTAAACAGGCCAAAGCCTTATTTACTGATAAACAGATCCGTGATGCAAATCGTAATTGACCTCTGATAAATTTACCCATAAACTATGATATACTGCTTATAACGGCTTCTCAGCTTCCTAATTAAAGGCGCTCAGGAGCTTTTTTATATGAAACCAGATAAAGTATTCAATGTAGATAGTTTAGATGATGCGGTCTTTGCCTCGATGGTTAAACGACGCTTCAATGAAGCAAACACTCACCATGATAAAGACCAAAAACTTAAAACTATCAGAGCCAAAAATAATTCTGACTATCTTGCTAAATATGTTGAAGAGCAACTTATAGATGAACGCTATGAAGAAGTATATGTAGATAATAGGCAATTTGTTTCAGTTCGTACCGTTTTACCGTTCTTGACAGCTCGTGTTACTGCCCCAGAGATTACCCCATCTGACGGCGATGATGTAGCAATGCAGTTTGCTGAAGATTTTGAACAAGCTATGCAGAAACATCTGGAACGTCAAATGGGACGTGCCAAGATTAGATTAGCAGTACAAGATGTATTACGTGGTGAGCGTGTTGGTTGGATAAAGTGGCGTTATGATGCGACCCTAGATACACTTGTATTTGAGCATGTCCCAGCTGAAGCTATTACCGTTGGCAAGCGTTCTAAACAATTTGAAGAACCAGATTTTATTCGTCATTGTCAAGAACGTTCAATATCAGATCTTTGCCGCCAGTTTCCTGACAAAAAGCAAAAAATATTGGAGCTATTTGGGGTTGATAAAGGCGTTCCTTCACAAATGGAAAAAATCTTTACTATTAATGAAGATTGGATTTTTGTAGACATTGATGACAAACGAAGCCTTATAGTTGGTTATAGTTACCAGAATTTCGTGTTTGGTAAGACAAGCGATCCGAACTGGAATGATAATGGTAATAATGTAATTGACCAACATATGATGCCATTTGCAGCAGTGAATTTCTTAAATGATGGTTCTGGTTGGATTGATCAAACATCATTTATGGAACAAGCTAAATGGTCACAGAGTAATTATAATAAACGTGGGCAAGTAGTAGCTGAGAGTGCTAAATATGGAGGTACAGGGGTACCAATTTTTGCAAAGGGAGCTATTACACAAAAAGATGTTGCTAAAGTGCGGTTTTCACCCATACAACGGGTATTACTTGATACGGCTGATGTTACAAAAGCTTTTACTACTTGGCAGTCACAGAATCTTCCTCAATATATTGTTGAAGACCAAGATCGCTTGGCTGCTTCTATAGATAATATATGGGCTGCTAATGCAACTCTACGTGGCCAACAGTCCGATAATAAAACAGCTACTCAAGATGTATTGAATCGTAACCAAGCTGAAGGACGTTTGGCTGATCCGATTGACTGTATAGATGATTTCATGACGCGTGTGTACTTGCTCGAAGCTCAGATGATGTATGTCTACTTTGATGAGAAGAAATTTTACAACTATCTTGGATCTGATGGCAAGTTTGTAAGTCTTGTTGTATCTCAGCAACAAATAGCTAAGAACCTTGGGATTACTATTGGTGTTAAAGCCGGTACATCATTGCCTATTGATCGCGCACAAAAGCGAGCTACCGTTCTTCAGCTTTTGCAACTAAATCGTATTGGTACACTCAGCGCATATAAGGAACTCGGCATATTTGATGATCCTGAAAAAGCTTTCAAAGACTACTTATTAGAAATGTCTGATCCAAAAGCACTCCTCGGTGAAGTAGATAAACGTGTCTTTGACCGCGATGCAAGTGAAGATTTGCAAATGGTTATTGGCGGTAAGATTCCTGATGAACGTGATGAACTCTCACCGGAGTATTTAAATCACTTGAATGAATATCTATTAACTGACAAATACAAGATGTTAAACCTGAAGCAACAACAAGCCGTTTCTCAATACATAGATGCAGTAATCGCTAAAGCCTCACGACAAGCTAATAAGTTAGCACTACAACCGGCCCCAGATATTCTTGGAGGTGGCCCACCTCAAGCTCCAGCTGATCCTAATGCAATACCTGGACAAACACTCCCCCCTGGTATGCCTTCTAGTGGACCGCCTATACCACCCGTTGCTGGTCCTGCGCCTACATTGCCGACAGCGCCGCCGAGTGGTATAATCCCAACATCACAATAAGGAGACACTATGCCCCCAGATACAGCTTCCACAGCTAACAATGATGATAATGTAACGCCAGTTGCTACTCCACCAGCGCAACCTGATTACTCAAGCCCGAACGATTTAACCTACGAAATGACTGCTGAAGAAGAAGCAGCTTTCGTTGATGCAACTCTAGGTATTAAAGGAGCAAAGAATGTCACAGAACCCGTTACTCCTGCAGCGGATCAGCCAGCTCAACCAGCAGTACCTGAAGGACAATCAAAACAACCTGAAACTCCAGCCCCAGATCCTGCTGTACCGGAGACTCCTGTTGTCCCAGAAGCGCCAGTTACGTCAGAACCAGCAGAACCTAAAGCACCTCAACCAGCCACTGAACTAACTGCTCCTGAAACTAGTGATCTGTGGATTGAAGTTCAAGACTCTGAAGGAAAAGATGTTAAGTTAACCTACGATCCTAATAATCCTAATTCATTTCTACCTGAAGGTTTTACTTTTAAAGATGATAACCAACTATTCCAAATTCTTGATGCTAAAGCGGAAATGGCTAGCTTATATAAAGAGCGTGTTAGTGAGTATGAGACTAAAACAGCCGAGCTAGAAGCCAAACAGGGTTCTATTAAAACTGAAGCTGATCAGAAAGCCTCCTGGGATGCTGAAATTCAGGATTTAATTGAAGGTGGATTACTTGATGCTCCTAAAATCACCGATCCCAGTGATAAGAAATTCATGGAAGATCCAACAGTGGCTAAAGTTGACGCCGTATTTAAATTCATGGCCGAACAAAATAGAGTTCGTCCTGAAGGAAAACCATTACTACGTTCTTTCGGTACGGCCTTTAATTTATATAACAAAGTATCTGCCGATGCTGAAGCAGAAGCTAAAACTAAACAAGCTAATGATATGGCTAAAGCTCGGGGAGCATTGGTTGGAGGGACATCAGCACCTTCAAGTGCTAGCGAAACACCTTTATATAGACGTGGTTCTGCAAAAAACATCTGGGAAGCAACACGCGATTTAATATAAAAATACTACTTGATTTTCAAGTAGACATGTGATTAGATGTTCTCGAACAACCTTTCGGTTTCGACCGGGAGGTTTTTTATTTTAAAAAGAATAATAGGAGCACACATTGGACTATTCGAGACTTATCACAACTACATCACAGAGAGTTGCTAGCTATGTTGTAGATGCCATCCATGGTTCGAGCGTTCTAGTTGGTCGTACAACTGGTAGTCGCGTTAAACCGTGGGAAATGGGTATTTACGAAAAGCAACCTATCCAGGTTTCTGAAATAACAACCGCAATTGACTTCCAAGGAATTGGTAACTTCAACACTGCCGATAACACGACAGATGTTAACTTGCAATGGGAGGCTAAAGGACTTGGGGATTCGGTCATTATCGGTTACGCCGAACTCGGCTTGAATCAAACGAAAGCTCAGGTCATTAATCTCGTTAGTCGCAAATTTGATGTTGTTAAGAACTCACTGATTGCTGCTGCGGGGAATCGTCTTTATGGCCTTGGTCAAGGAGCAGCTATCGAAGGACTACAGCTTTCAACTGATGCGGGTACCTATAGTTCTGCCTATGGTTCATTATCTCGAACAACTTATGGTCCTTCAATTAATGGTCAGGTAACTGTTGCATCTGGAGGAGTGATCTCATTCGCAACTTTGGCTGCACAAATGGACTTATGTTCTGCTGCTGCTTCGAGTACAGAATCTACGAATTTAAATCTTACAACTAAGACTATTTGGGGATATGTAGAAAAACTTGTCGAAGCTAAAAGCCGTGGTAATTATGATACCTCTCGTGGCAATCTACGGGTCAGTCCTTATACCCCGATGGGTGTTGCTCTCGAAGCTAAGCAAGTTGGTGTTGGTGGTTATGAGAGTATCTACTTCCGTGGTGTCCCGACTGTTAAGGATGACCAGTGTACTTCAGGACTCCTATACTCTTTGAACGAGAATCACCTAGAGTTTGTTAGTTCTCAGATTGCCTACTGTGACAATATTAAAATGGCACAGCAAGTAACTGAAGGTGCATTGGAAGATGTTGTTACAACTGCATGGCAAGTAAGTAAGGAAGCTAAACCAACTAACGGTTTAGGTGATGTACGACAAATTGCTATCTATGGTAACTATGTTAACCGATCTCCATTCCGTTCAGGAGTCATTAATAGCATTACTGGGACATAAAGATAATTTAAGTAAGAAAGGGAGACAAAAATATGCCATTTACAGGACCACTACAGATAGAAATGCAAGATGTTCGCACTACGAGTACGAGCAAGCAACATACTTTAGGAACATTAGCAGTGACTCGCGATGGACGACAATTTCGTTACGGACAAGCTGGTGCAGTTGCGTTAACGGCTGGTAAGATGCATCAAATCCCCGCTGTCATTGCTAATCACCAAGCATTAGTAACTTTGGCTGCCGCAGTTAATGCTACAAAGATTACTGTGACTCTAGGTGGTACAGCAGCAACTGCTGATCAATATATTGATGGCTACGCAATTATTCGGGATACTTCTACAACTGGTGCTGGGCAAGCTTTTCCAATCAGTGGTAACTCAGCTCAGACTGTTACTACCGGTAATGCTGATATATATATTACGGAAGGAGTTGCAGAAGCTTTAACGAGCGCTTCAGTAACTAATTTAGAGTTAAGCCCTTACGGTGGCGTTCTGATTACGACTACCGCTGATACAACTGAAAGTTGCATTGGTGTACCTCAGATTGATACTGCGGCTGCTAGTTATTGCTGGTTTCAGGTTCGAGGTGTCGCAGCTGTACTTGCTAACGGTACGATTACAAAAGGAGCTGGTGTCATTAAATCTGCTACCACAGCTGGAGCTGTGGATATTGAAGCAGCTGCTACCATCACGCAACGTGTCGGTATCCAATTGCAAACTGGAACAACTGCTAAATACAACACTACGATGCTAACAATTGGCTAAGGAGGCTATATGTCAGATACAAATGTTAATGCATACAGACTAGAACTAGCTGAGAAGAATGCTCAGAAGTCAGCAATAGAAGGTGAAATTGCTCGCTTGGAGAATACAATTAAGTCTATGGAGGATGAAGCTCCGACTGTTGAAACGCCCGTAGAAGTAGTTAATGTACCTCCGACAAAAGAGGATGTAAAAACTACAGCTGGTGAACAAATGGCTACTCCTGAAAGCACTGTACCTCCAGTAACAAGTCCAGAATTAACTACTACTGAGTCACAACCTACCCCAGAAGAAGTTTCCACTACACTATCGGAAACTGGAAGCACAGGTAAAAAATAATGAGTCAATTATTTGAAGATTCCTATCCACTAAGTGTACAAGGTGGATTCCGAACTAACTTACCTGTTACCCTAGGGGGAGCAGTCTCCTTTACAGGATCAACTGCAACGTCATTTTCAGTTGGTCCTAATGGTGCTACTAACCCTGCTTTTAATGTTGATGCTTCAACAGCTAGCTCTGCTACTGGGCTTAACATCAAAAGCGCTGCTGCTGCTGCTGGGGTAGCAGTTTCTGCCATATCTTCAGGTACTAATGAAAATCTTACCATTGATGCTAAAGGATCTGGTACGATTACACTCAATGGTACAGCTACTGGAGCAGTGATTTCTGGTGCTGCATTTAAAGTCGCCAACCAGTTTGGATTAAGTATATTGGATAATAGTACTGTTACAGGTGCAGCTGGAGCCGCAACCTTAAATCGTAATATGGGGGTTGTTACCACAGAATCACTTACTACGGCCGCAAGTACTACATTCTTGTACACAATAACCAATACAAGAGTTGCGGCCACTGATGTCGTACAGGTACAGATTTCGAGTACTGGTACTGGAACACCAGTAGTTTCAAATGTAATTCCTGGGTCTGGTAGCTTTACAGTTTTGATTGCAAATGTACATACAGCTACGGCTTTTAACGCAGCTTGTAAACTTTATTTTGTAGTTTTTAAAGCTACTTAGTTCTAATAAACTATTGCTTCAAGCTCTCTTAACCGAGAGCTTTTTGCTTTGTGGTATACTATGGTTATCAACTAACAGCTAGACAGCTAAAGGACTTATATGCCTCCTCAGACTCAAATACCTCTCTCTCCTAAAGAGGAATTTAATCGCGATTATTGGTTTAATTCGCTTCAAATGATTACAGTTATTAACCCAAAGCCAATTGATTGGCCATTTATGGTGGAAATGCGACACTTTATTATTAAAGCAGGCGCACAAGAACGTTTCCCAGGAGTTATTGCTAATGTTTATCTTGATCAAATGACCAAAATTTTAGCTCAAGATGATGAAAATCTTGGGTATATGGCCGATCCAGTTATGAAAAAGGTTTATTATGATAAACTCATTGTCAACGTAGAAAGTCTTATTAATGAAATAGACAAGTCGATACCTGAATACATGAAAAATGTATCGCCTACAACGCTAGGACAAGCCGCAGAGAAAGCTCCGTGGGATAATAGCCAAGGGGAACGCGCTTCAGAGATTGTCACAGCTCCTATAGCTCCTCCTGCGACCCCAGAACCTCCAAAAGCACCCGATACAGCACCAGTTAAAGAAGAAACTAAAGAATTTGAGCTAGAAGGTAGTAAATATAAAATGATTATAGCCAAAGATGGCCGACGAATGTATTACATGAATGGGGGATTAACTTCTGAAGCAACTTATGCAAAAGCAGCTAGTATGTTATGAGTGATATAGCTACGCTCTTTGCTGATATTGATACTTATATAGAGAGTCTGGATAAGCAGATCTTAACTCGTAAGAATGAACTAGCCAATATATACGCATCAATCGAGAGCGAACAAAAAGAATTTAAGATAGTTGCACAAAAACTTGCAGACATGAAAATTCAATTTGCCAAGGAAATTGGGCAATTAGAAATAGAGAAATCTCCTCTTATTAAAGAAGTGCAGCGTTTAAAAAACGAAGTTAATATGCTTGTTGCCCAAAAAGGTGATCTAAAACTAGCTAATATGCAATTGGATAAAAAGAATAAAGAGTTTAAAGTGTATGAAATACAAGCGTGGCAAGCCCTTAACGCTAAAGATAAATCATTATTAGGACGTGAATCGTCTCTAGAACAGAGAGAAAATCTTAAACCTACTAAACAATCTTTCCTACCTTCTATAAGCGATTAATGCTATAATGCACATATCAGCTACACCGCTTTGTGTAGCTTTTTAATTATATGAGTCAGAATAAATTTACCACTAGTAATCATCCTACGCTTGTTGCAGTCAGTAATGTCGATGGCGAAACTCCTGTATATATTTATGCTGATCCAGCAACGCATGGCTTAATTACTAGTGGAGGTGGAGGGGGAGGTGGCGCGTCTACAATCGCTGATGGCGCGGATGTTGCTGAAGGAGCGACTACTGATGCTGCTGTGTCAGCTGGGTCGATTGGGACAGTGTCTGGTAAATTGCGACAGATTAGTGCAGATATAAGTACAATCAAGAATAGTACGCTACCCGCTGGACAGACGGTCATGGCAAGTTC